GTTGCTGCTGTGTCGTATGATGCTAGTTGTGTATCAGTAGGCTCTGCAATATCTAAATTCCATTCCTTGATATAAACACCAGCTCCATTACTGTCATCTTGCAACATAACATCAGATGTAAAATCAACACTAGCAACACCATTTGCTGCTGCGTATAATTTTATTTTTGTACTTAATTGTGCCATGTTATTATCCTCATTGTTGTGTTGTTATGTTAAAATTTTAAATCCATAAAAATATGAGTAAAAATCGGTTTCACCATATACATTAAATGTACCACTATCTGCTGTATCACCAAAAACGCCAACATTTATATAATCACCAACAGCTAAATCTAAAACTGTTGTAGCTCCCAAGTTTTGGTTTATAATTTTTGAAACAAATTGTGTTTCTATAAAACCAAGAGAAGAACCATTTTTTTGAAATGTTACAGCTGTTCTTATTAACTGTTCATCTGCATCTCTTATATAAGGTTGTACTCCAAAAAAATATTTACCAGCTTGACCACTTGGTACTGTAAATTTAGAATTTGCAAAAGCATTATTAGTATCAAAAACTTCTGAAGTAAATGTAACAAGTGTAGTTGCATTATCATTTATTGCTTGTACGGATGATTTTTTTATAAAAAAAGCTGGAGTGTTAGCTATTGCTCCACTTGTAATACTGTCTGCTATTATTTTTGTTATTGCCATTTAATTTATCTCCTTAAAATTTTCTTTGCATGAATGTAATGAATGTAAAGCCATAATTTATCCTATGTAATTAATTTATACCCATACCAATAACATCTGTTATTTGATGTTGTGCCATCCATATTCATTGCAAAAACAGAATTGTTAGCAACATCAGCATAAGCATAGATTTCAATATAATCATTGTCATCTAATTCTATAACTGCTGTAAGTTGTTGTTTGGTGTCATTGTCTACACTTTGACTTGCATAAAATAATTTTGTTCCATTTTTATAAAAAGCTATTTCAGAAGTAATTCTAGTATCATTTCCATCTACATAAACACTTGCACCAAACATATATTTTCCAGCTACTGTTGGAGTAAAACGATAATTACTAACATCATATTTTGAATCCGTATCATAAAATTCAGCGTTCATTGCTAATTTTACCCAAGTGTTATCTGAGTTATTATTTTGATCTGTATTTGCATAAGCAGAAAAAGCTGGAGTGTTAGTTCCACCAGCAGAAGCAAATGTATTATCTCCTCTTAGAAATGTAGTAGAATTTTTTGTACCAGTAGCAGATAACTGTGATAAACCAACAGATGCGTTTGCTGGATTAACAGTTTGTAATGCTTGACCAAGATACACACAGTACATATCATCAGATGATGCAGTTGCACTTGTTAAAGTTAAAGTAGTTCCACTTGCTGCATATCCAGCAGTAGGCTCTTGTCTTACAAAGTTTATAAATAAAGCAATGTCATTAGCATTATTAACAGCATGATCTAAAGTGTAGCCAGTAGTTGCACTTGTAGAAAAGTCTTGTTTTAAAAGTGAAGTGAAAGCATTTGATGGGGGTGTTCCAATATAAGACAATTAAAACTCCTATGTAATTTCCATTATTGATAATGTACCAGATACTTTATCTGCTACTGAACAATCTATTTGAATTTTGTCGCCAGTTTCTAATACAACTTTTCCACCAGATAAAAGCTCTAATGAACTTCCAGATGGAATTGTTACATCTTTAACTAGCATTGATGTTCCGTTAGCAACATTATTAGCACCACCTCTATTTGATGTTGTGGAAACTAATTCTACTTCTGCTGTAATTGCTGTAGTGTGAATATTTGCAAGTACCAATCCTAGAACTACAGTAGTTGTACTTCCTGCTACTGTGTACATAACATAAGGAGTTCCAGCACTAGCTGGTTCTGCTGCAAATGTTACTGTCTTAAATGTGTTTGCCATTTTTTTTATTTCTCCTTAATTATTGTTTTATATATTATCCTAAAGCTATTGCAAGAGCTGTTGGGTCGTCTATATTAGCTTGTACTAATGTTATCATTCTTGATAATGCTGCTTTTTTATTTGTACCACCAGCTCCATCATCTACTACAATTAAATCTGATGTAGTCAAATCTGCACCAATATCACTTCCACCATCAATATCTATAGCAACTAATGGTAAAGTTCCTGTATCACCAGTTCCAATTAAAGTTCCTGTTGCTGCTGGTAAAGTTGATACACTTGAGCTTCCAGCTGAATGAGGTTGTGCTTGTAATGTTTGAGCATGAGCATTTGAACTTTCACAATAAAATTTAACTTTTGATACTGCACCAGTACCAGTTCTAATATCTATTAATCCATCAGATACTGAAATACCACCTGAAGAACCATTGCCATCTAATAATACTTTACCAGATCCATTTGGTAATACAGATATGTTTCCATTAGAAACAGAAACTACTTCTGATATTACTGGAGAGGTTAAAGTTTTGTTTGTTAATGTTTGAACACCATTTAAAGTTACATCACCAACATTAGATGGTACGACAACTGTAAAAGTAATATTAACTGAACCTATTGAACCTGAGTTATCTGTAGTACATAAAAAGAATTTATCAGCTCCTGCTGAACCCTCTTGTACAATTACCATTTGACCAGCTAGTTCTGCAACTGTATCAAACTCAGGATCTCTTGCAGCATTTTGACCAGAAGCTGCTGTTATATAAATTCCATTTTGTGTAGCTGTTGATTGGTTTTTAACTAATACTCTATTACCCTCTGCAAGTGTAACACCATCTAAAGTATCACCAGCTTGTAAGTCTGTTGCTGTTGTAATATTAGCTGTTGTTGCTACTCTACATATAATTCTTGTTTTTAATCCTGTAACTAAATTATCTACATAAACTTTTGTTGCAGCATCTGAATTTGAAGATGGAGTTCCAAGTCCAGTAATTGATCCACCAGATATTGAAACACTATTAGATGCTTGAGTTGCAAGAGTACCTATACCTAAAGAAACTCTAGCAGTAGAACCATTTTCAGCAACCCATGTTGAACCATTACCAACAATGATATTACCATCTGTTTTTGCTAAATTACCAATCGCTGTTAAGTTAGCATTAGAAGCACCTTTAGCATCTATTTGATCTTGAATATTTGAACTTACACCATTAAGAAATCCAAACTCAGTATTAGAGATTGATCCATCATGTATTTTTGTAGCTGCAATAGCAGCACTAGCATTTACATCTGCATTTACAATTGCACCATCTGCTATTTTAGCAGTAGTAATTTGTGAGTCTGCAATCTTAGCAGTTGTGATTTGGCTATCAGCTATGTGTGCAGTATCAATACTACCATCAACATAATGTTCTGAATTTATTGAGTCGTCAGCTATCTTTGATCCATTTACTGCATCACCAGCAATTTTAGCTGTTGTAACATTACCATCTATAATTTTAGCTGTTGTAATTTGTGCATCAGCAATATGAGCTGTATCTATTGAACCATCTACATATTGGTCAGAGTCAACAGAATTAACTGCCATCTTAGCAACTGTAACTGCATCATCTGCAAGTTTAACAGTTGTAACTGATCCATCTGCTAATGTAGCAGTTGAAATTATACCTGTTGGAATAGAATTATTAGTTTTAGATAAAGCACCTACAAAAACATTTGTAATAGCTTCACTTGATAATGAACCTGAATCCCATGTTACATTAACAGTTGTGTTAGTTGAAAAAGATGATGAACTAATTGTTCCAAAAATTGTACCAGGAGTTGCTGCAATTAATTTTATTCTTCTTCCTGCATGATAAAAAGAAGTTACATTTGCACCATTAATTGTAAAAGAACCTGAAGATGCGTAAGCTGCTGTGTAAGCACCTGAACCATCTCCATACTCTACCCATTGACTATCGTTAAACCATTCTCTTGTATTCTTCATCAATGCTCTGATTGCATTGTTTAGATTAGAAGGTAACATTCCTTCAGCAGTAGAAATACCATTAAGATCAGTATTACTTGCTTGGGTTGTTGAATAATCTTTTATACCTGCCATTTTAATCTCCTAAGAACCAAGAATAAGCCTTATCGCTTTCTTTGTTTCTATCATTTATTAATGTATTAATAGCTTCTTCAATTTGTCTTTGAAAGAACTCTTGTGTTTCAAAACTATATCTAACATTATCTATATCAGTTTTTTCCGTCATCTCAAACCTATTCTTGAAGCAATTACATCAACACCTTGAGCATGAGTCCAAACTGATCCAGATGGTGTTATTACTTTAATTTTAAAGTATCTTCCAGATTGTCTTACTGGATTATCTCCACTAGCAATCATTGAAGAAGATGTTGATTCTGTAGCTGTATCAACTAATCGTTCTTTAGTCTTGATAGTTACTGTAGATAAAGCATCTACAATTGGTCTAACATTAGTTATACTACTTCTATGTCCTGGAAACAACTCCATTTCTCTAGTTTCTAAAGTACCTTCATTTTCAGTACCTGAGAATATAGCTGCTTTATAATTATTATCTATTGCACCCAAATATCTTTGTCCACCATTCCAAAAGTCTGTATCTAGTGAAATGTTAATATTATCTAAGTTCTCAGAAATAATATCCATAAGTTCTACTGTATAAGCACCAATAAATTGTGAGAATATAGAACTAGCACTAGCATCTGCTGTACTCCATTTTTGAGTAGCATAATTATAAATAATTACTTTATCACAAATACCAGTTGTATTAGCGGTATCATTTTTAGAAGGATATAACCACATAGCTAATTGATTAAAAGGATCTACTGCTGCACAAATTCTATCGCTGTATGCTTTGTTTAAATCTAAATCAAAAAATCTATTTACTTTTTCTGCACCAATTGAAACTACTTGATCTCCATTTAATTCATAAAATCCGTCATCAGCATAAAAAAAGACTCTACGATTATCTTGACATACAGTTCTACCTAGTACTGCACCTCTATTTGGAGAAATTACTGAAAGCCTAAACACAGTTGCACCACCGACATAATCAAGACGAATTATTTGATTCTGCCTAAAGACATAAGAAATCTCTCCAGATGTTATGTGAGTTATTTGTCCACCTGATCCTGGTAGGTCTTGTAAGTCTGATTGTTTAGTACCTGATTCCCAAGTTGTTAAATCATTTATTCCAGACCATTGTATTCTATTTGAAAAATCAACATGATTACCTGTTATAAAAAAATCTCTAACTACACCTGAACATTTAAAAGTTGGAACAGTTCCACTTGTTGAAATAGTTGATAGGTCTTGAAAAGAAGTTGATGTACCCATTAAGTAATATTGAGGTGCATCTACACCATTACTTGCAACTATATAATTTCCAAATTGAGTAAAAGTAATATAATCGGTAGCTTCTCCAGTTAAAGGAGTTCCACCATAAAAATTTGTAGTTGTTAGTCTTGCAGTATCAGATGAAACATTTGTTAAATTATTATTTCCAACTGTTGCTCTAGTTACAGTTACAACTGCATCAGATACAGTTGCTGAAAAGTCTGCATGAGCATTAATAGTAGTTTTTAAATTTGTTGCTGTTGTATTATTATTTGTTTCTACTTTAAATTGAGTACCAGAAGCTGTGCCTACTGTTGATGTAAATACAATAGTTGAAGCATCATTTTTTTTTAATGTAATAGTTTTACCTGCACCAATATTTGCATAATCAGAAACTGTAATTGTGCAAGTTGCAAAAGAATTATTTAATAATTTTCCTCTTGCACCTCTTTCTGTAAATGTTCCAGATGATAATTGATAAATAGTTTCTTCGTTAGCAACAAAATTAAATACAGTATTAGAGTTATCTCTAAAAGAACCTGCACCTCTACTATCTTTAGTTATGTTGTTACTTGAATAGTTTACTAATGAAGGAAATCTTTTGTATGATGATGCTGCAAAATAAACATTGTTGGCTGTGTTAGCACCAGGATTATTATATTCTGGTTGATCTGGTAGCCATTCGCCAAAAGGTATTTGCATTATTTTCCTACTTTTTTAATAGCTTTTTTATGAGCTTTAGTAAAACTCATTCCTTGTATCATTTCTTTAAGCATTATACTCATATGTTTTTTAGTGTGATGAGGTGAATGTTTTTTTATTAACTTTTTTTCTTTTTTATCAATCATTTTTTTTATCCATTATTATTTGTAACAAATCTTGATACATTATTAAATGCACTTGAAACAGTTACATCACCTCTTTGTTGTAAAGGTGCTGAACCATATTGATCTTCTCTATCATTTCTTTCAAGTCTTTCCATAGCAGTAGTATACATAGCTTGCCATTGTTGTAATCTTTGTGGATCAATACCACCTAAAAAATTAGCAGCATGATATAAAGCACCATACAAATAAATTGCAGGATGACTTGTTAATATATAATTAGAAGTATTAGTATCTGATAAAGCTGCAAACTTAGAATAATAATTTAATGTACCAGTATAAGAAGCAGATGGGATAGGTGCAAATCTAAAATTATCTCCAAGTATAGTATATGTTGAAGGCATTCCAGTTGTAGATGATCCTCTTATTTGATCCATTTGAGCTGGAGTAATAAATTTTAAAGCATATTTAGTTCCACCTTGAGTAATAAAAAAATCTCTAACTTGTAAAAAATCTGAAGGCATAGCTTCTGTTTCTGAATCTATAGTAATAGATGTAGAACTTATCATTTTTCTAACTCTTAATTTAGAATTAAAATCTGCTTCTGCTAATACAATAAAATCTTCTGCTATCTCAGTTGTTAAATCTGATCTGTTTAACCAATTTGCTATTGATGTTTTTAAATCTGAGTAAGTTGCTAATGCCATTATAATTTACCTTCTGCTGTTTTAAAATATTGAAACTCATTACTATTTAATTTAGTTTTTAATATTTTATTCTGTACTTCTTTAGGAAGTGCAAACCAATTACTATCACCATTATACTCTTTTGCCCATACACTTAAAGCTAAAGTTGGAATACTA